GCACGGGTCACGCACACGAGGGGTGTAGTAAAAAGGTAGGAGGATATGAGTAAAGAACTACAGACTTTGCAGAACAAAACGAAAGATGCAAGGATTAAAAAAGAGATAGCAAAACTTAATAAGCAATTCGCCGGGCTGGACAAGAAAACGCTTGATACGGTTCAATCGCTCGTTAGAAATGCGGCATTCATGGCAATAACTCTCGATGACCTTCAGGAAACTCTCAACACTGAGGGGCTTGTATCGGAATACCAAAACGGTGAGAATCAATGGGGTACAAAGAAATCGCCGGAAGCTGAGCTATACAATACGATGATTAAGAATCATATGAGCATCATTAAGCAACTTACGGATCTGCTGCCAAAACAAGAACGCAAAGAGGATGATGATGATTTTGATGACTTCGTGAATGGGCGTGACGATCTATGATTAAATACCCGGCAGATTATAACCCTATACTGGAATACTGGCACGAAATAGAATCAGGGCGAGAAGTTGTCGGGGATAAAATCCAAAGAACATACAAGAAGTTAGTCCATGACATCGAGAACCCTGACGAATATTTCTATTCACCACAAAGAGCCAATCATATATTAGAGTTTGCTGAAAACTATTGCAGGCATTCAAAGGGTAAATTCGGCGGTCAGCCGGTAGTATTAGAGCTGTGGGAAAAGGCGCACCTCGCAGCCGTGTTCGGGTTCATCGACATCGAGGGCAACCGGAAATACCGGAAATCAAAACTGATTGTCGGAAAGAAAAACGGTAAGTCGTTACTGGCTTCCATCGTCGGTTTATATATGCAGGTTGGAGATGGTGAACCTGGACCCGAAGTATATGCAGTAGCCACAAAGCGTGACCAGGCGAAGATTATATGGCTTGAAGCCAAACGTATGGTCCGCAAATCAAAATCGCTCCTACGAAGAATTAGGACCCTTGTAGCCGAACTTGTGAGCGACTTCAATGATGGAGTATTTAAACCGCTTGCGAGTGATTCGGATACACTGGACGGTCTGAATATTCACTGTGCTTTAATGGACGAAATACATCAGTGGAAGAATGGCAAGGCCCTATATGACATTATAGCCGATGGGGTGAGCGCAAGAGAACAACCACTCATATATATTACATCAACAGCCGGCACCATCCGAGAGGATATATATGATGCGGAATATGAGGACTCTGAAAGAATAATAAATGGATACTTTGATAAGGATGGTTACCGAGATGAGGAAACCATCTCTTTTATTTATGAGTTAGACAACCGGAAAGAGTGGATGGACCCGAATTGCTGGAAGAAAGCCAATCCGGGTTTAGGGACAATTAAAAATCTTGAAACGCTCCGGAGGAAAGTTGAGAAGGCTAAGGCCAATTCTGCGTTGGTAAAAAACCTTGTATGCAAAGAATTCAACATTCGGGAGACTTCCTCCGAGGCGTGGCTAACCTTCGAGAATCTGAATAACACGGCCACGTTTGACATTGATAAGTTAAAGCCTAGATATGGTATCGGCGGCCTGGACCTGTCCAACACCACGGACCTTACCTGCGCCACAGTGATCTTTAGAGTACCGAATGATGAAACCCTATACGTCAAGCAGATGTATTGGTTGCCATCTGACCTGTTAGAACAGCGAGTGAAGGAAGATAAGATACCTTATGACATTTGGTTAGATCAGGGGCTTTTAAGAGTCAGTGAAGGGAACAAAATCAATTACAAGGATGTCGTGGCGTGGTTCCTCGAAGTACAGAACGATTTAGATATATACGTTTACAAGATTGGATACGACAGTTGGAACAGCCAATACATAGTAGATGAACTGAAACAGAATTTCGGAGCAGATTCTACAGAGGCGGTAATTCAAGGAAAGAAAACAATGTCATCGCCTATGAAGAATTTTGCAGCTGACTTAGCAGCGAAAAGGATTAACTACAATAATAATCCTATCCTGAAATGGAATCTGTCCAATGCCGCAATAGACATTGACAAGAACGACAATATCTCGCTCATAAAAACAAGCAATCAACGTCGCAGAATTGACGGAGTGGCATCACTCATGGATGCGTACATTGCGCTAGATCGCCATTACGAAAATTATATGAATATCATTTAGGAGGTGGAATTTTGGGATTATTAGAAAAGCTTTTTCCTAGGGCGGCGTTGGAGCGACCGATTGATGGCTACTTTAAAACTTTAAACGCCTATACGCCGGCATTCACATCATACAATGGTGGCGTGTATGAGATGGAGTTGACACGGGCGGCTATTCATAGCTTTGCCAATCACGCTTCGAAGCTGAAACCGGAAATACAAGGGAGTGCTTATAAAAAGTTGGGTACGGCATTACAATTCAAGCCAAATCCATTTATGGACACTTCGAAGTTTATTTACCGGATTGCCACAGCTCTTGAAATCGATACTACGGCATTTATTATCCCACTATATGGTGCAGACTATCAGACTATTACCGGATATTACCCGCTACTCCCACAGAGGACGGAAGTGGTCCAAATAGATGGAGAACCGTGGCTTCGATACACTTTCGGCAACGGACAAAAAGCCGCCATCGAATGGAGCAAGGTTGGAATAATCACGAAGTATCAATATAAAGATGACTTCTTCGGTTCTGGAAACTCTGCATTAATGCCAACAATGAAACTGCTTGACATCCAAAAGCAAGGTATGGAAGAGGGAATTAAACAATCTGCCATGATCCGGTTTATGGCAAAGTTGGGAACGGTCACAAGACCAGAGGATATCGCCAAAGAAAGAATCAGATTCTCGCAGGAGAATTTAAGCTCGGACAATCAAACCGGCATGATGATGTTCGATGCCAAGTATTCCGATGTCAAACAATTGGACAGCAAGCCCTTTATCGTGGATGCTGATCAGATGCAAATCATCCAGACGAATGTATACAACTATTTCGGAGTGAACGAGAAGATTCTACAAAACAGTTTTTCTGAGGATGAGTGGAACGCTTTCTATGAGGGGAAGATTGAACCGTTTGCCTTGCAATTGAGCCTGGTGTTGAGCAACATGACATTTACTCCCAAGGAATTATCCTTTGGGAATTGTATCATCCTTACCAGCAACCGGATGCAGTACGCATCCAACAAAACCAAGCTGGATGTATCAAGCCAGATGTTTGACAGGGGAATCTTATCCACCAACCAAGTAATGGATATTTGGAATATGCCACACGTTGAAGATGGCGACAAAAGATGGATTAGAAGAGAATACGTTGAAGTTAGTAAATTAGACCAAGGAGGTGAAGATTTTGCCGATAAAGGACAACAGGGAATATCGGGCGGTAATGTTTCCGCTGACGAGCCAGGCGCCACAAAAGAGGATTGAATCTGAGTATTATGTCGAGGGATATGCAACGACATTCAATGATCCATATCTGTTATGGGAATATGACGGGATAAAATACTATGAGGTAATTGACCGAAACGCTTTGGCAGAAGCGGACATGGGCGATGTGATCATGCAATATGACCATCAAGGCAAAGTATTAGCAAGACTATCAAATAATACGCTTGGATTAGAGCCTAATGATAAAGGGCTTTTTATTTTTGCGGATTTATCAAAGTCTGAAGCATCAAGGGAGATGCACGGGGAAATTGATTCCGGTTTAGTAAATAAAATGTCATGGGCGTTCACAGTAGCAGAGGACAAATACAATCAAGAAACCCGAACCCGAACCATTACCAAAATCAAAAAAGTTTATGATGTGTCCGCCGTATCCATTCCGGCTAACGGCGATACAAATATTTCAGCTCGTTCCTTTTGTGAGGGAGTTATCGCAAAGGAAATGCAGGAGTTGCAAGAGCGGAACAAAGCATTAGCAATACTCGAATTTGAAAGAGAAAGAGGCAAAATATGGAAGTAAAAGATATGAAACTGACCGACGTTCAAGAACGCATCACAGAGCTGAGAGCGTTTGAACCGGAAGGCGCAACGCTGGAAGAAATCCAAGCAAACACAGTAGAATTAAGGGCCTTGAATGACAGAGAAGAAGCCATTATGAAGGCCGCCGAGGAAAGAAAGGCACAGATTGATAAAGTCATTAATATGCCGAATCCCGAAGTTATAGCAACATTTAATAAGGAGAAAGAGATGGAAGAAAGAGTTTTTGGAATTGAATCTAAAGAATACAGAAATGCGTTTCTGAAAACATTGCAGGGCAAAGAGCTCACTGAGGTTGAAAAGAGAGAGTTTACGCTGGTTCCTAATACAGCCGGTGCAGTGGTTCCGACAGAAACCGCTAACATGATATTTGATAACATGACCAAAATTGCACCTATGCTTAACGAAATTCAGCTTTTAAGAGTAGCTGGAAATCTTCGATTCGCAGTACAGGGCGTAAGAAATGCAGTCGCAGCACACGCAGAAGGCGTAGCGGTAGTACCAGCAGCAGATACAATGGTAACTGTAACATTAACCGGATTCGAATTTATGAAGGTTATCAGAATATCCGCAACTATCGCAACTATGGGAGTTAATGAATTCGAAGCTTGGATTGCAAAAATCATAGGCGAAGATTTAGCTGTTCAGATTGATGCACAGATCATAAGCGGAGCCACTGTAACTGGAAATATCGCAACGGCTCAGGTTTGGGCTGATGGAGTTAATCAGATTACTTATGTTGCAAATGTGACTTACGCAAATCTAATCGCATTAATTGCATTGCTGCCATCCGCATTCGATGCCAATGCAAAATTCCTTATGAACAAGGCAACTTTCTACAACCAAATCATGGGTGTTGCCGATGCAGCTGGTAACCTGCTTGCCGTACCTGACCTTGCAAGTCCTGGACAGTACAGAATTTTAGGATACCCAGTATTGATTGATGATAATGCACCTGTTGGCGAAGCTTTCTTGGGCGATTACAAGCAGGTTGTTGGTAATCTTGCTGCTGACATTAAGATTGACAGAAGCACCGAGAGTGGGTTCCTGAACAACTCCATTGACTTCAGGGGAACAGCGATCTTTGATTGCGATGTTGCACAGCCTACAGCCATCGTTAAACTGAACGTATAAGTATAAGGGGAGCTTCGGCTCCCTTTCCCTTTTAGGGAGGTGAAATATGAAATATAAAGTCATGAAAAGGTTTTATGATCCCTTCTTAAACAGAAGGGTGATGCCGGGGGAAACGGTAGAAATACAAGAAAAATATCTAAAGGGATATACACCATATATTGAAGCAAGCGAGCCAAAAGAAAAGGCCATAATCGAAAAACCTAAGAAGAAACGTGGTGATAAATAATGGCGATACTAGATGATGTAAAACAATCTTTGCGAATAGACGGAAACGAATCAGATATAGAAGTTAACGATTTGATTGAGGCCGCTAAGTTAGATTTAAAGATCTCCGGAGTAGAAGCAGACGAAACCGACCAACTAATCAAGAGGGCGATAACGGTTTACTGCAAGGCTAATTACGGCTACGAGGATACACAGACAGCCGAACGGCTTGAACGTTCCTACATCAGCCTAAAACAGCATCTTAGCCTGTCAACGGAATATAAGGAAGTGGTAGTATGAGCAACTACAACCGGAGAATAACGATTCAATCAAAGACGGTAACATACGACAGATATAACCAACCTATCGAAACATGGTCAGACGATTCCGAAATATGGGCATCCATTGTCACTACTGGTGGCGGTGAATTTTACGCTGCACAGAAGCTGAACGCATCCACTCAGGCATTGTTTAAAATTCGATACGGCACAACGGTGACGGTATTAAATCGCATTAAGTACGGTAATCGAATTTTTGAGATCCTCTCCGTAAACGATGCCAATGAAGCCCACAGAGAACTGCATATTGCTGGCAAGGAGGTGGTCTGATGCGCTTGCCTAAACATATCAATGTCGAGGAAATCCCTGGCAAAATGGCGGTCAGAGTATCAGTCAAGAGATGGGGCATACCAATATTATTTTTTAAAGCTATGAGAAGGTTTGAGGGAATAAAGTGGTATCATTGGCTAATCATTTACCCAAGAGCCTGCGTTAAGGCAATGATAAAGGGGGTGGACTGATGCACATTGAAGAAGCCTTTACAGCTTATCTATTAGCAAGTACCGGGTTGACCAACTTAATCGCAAGGCGGTTTTATTTCGAGGAGCTTCCACAGAACACACCACTCCCGGCGGTTGTCTGTATTAAGATATCCGACATTAAAGACCATACATTGACCGGACAATCCGAACTTGAAAGGCCAACATATCAATTCACTTGCCTAGCATCTACCAAGGCTGGAGCGAGGGCGGTAGCGGAGCAAATTAAACTTGCCCTATCGGATTATCAAGGCACGATGCAAGGGGTAGTTGTTCAAAAGATAGAACTACAAAACGAAATGGCTAGCCTCGAAAAATCATCCGACGGAACAACAAGGGTCTATTTCGAGGATCTGGAATATCAAATCAATTATATTAAGTAAAGGAGATAAAATATGGGAAAGACTCACGCATTTGGAACCACATTTAGCTGGGAAGGTGCATTGGTTGGTGGCCTTGACAATATTGGCGGTGTAGAAATCACTGCTGACACGGTTGAGGTAACTGCGCACGATTCAGAAGGTGGATTCAAAGAGTACATAACGGGCTTGATGGATACTAGTGAAGTGCCTATCAGTGGCTACTTTGACCCAACCGATACCACAGGGCAACAGGCAATGTTGACTGATGCACAGGCGGCTACAGTGGGAGAGTGTGTCATCACATTCCCTGCATCCACTAAAGCTACTTGGACATTTGATGGCGTAATCAAAAGCATTAAGATAGGTGACAATCCGGTAGATGGGGCGATACCTTTCTCGGCATCAATTAAACCTACAGGAAAACCAGTATTTGCAATCGCAACAACATAATGATGTGGGTGGGGTAATCTCACCCATATTCTTTTTAAGGAGGGTATCATGAGGCAACTCATTACTAATGATGTTTTTACAATGAGCAGGATCTTAAAGAAATTAGATTTAAAAGTGGGAGACACAGAAACGGACGAAGAACTCGTACTCGATTTAATTAAAAAAGTAGCTGAAAATGCTTACATGGCACAGAACGAAATCAATAATTTCCTGGGGGAATTATCTGGTATGACCGGGGAAGAATTCGGAAAACTACCAATCAAGGAATCGCTCGCAATTATAAAAGAATTCAAACGGCTTGAAGGTATCAATGATTTTTTCAAATCAGCAGGGCAATTGACGAAGTAGTTGTTATTGACCTGCTACTGAATAGATACAATGGCATTGATTATATTCTTGCCCTGCCGGTTGAATGGGGCATCAGGCAGATTAATAAAGCCGCAGAGGAAGAAAAAGATATGAGGCTATGGGAGGTATGGTTAACCGCTTACCCAAACATGAATGAAAAGAATTTCACATCATTCGAAGAATTTAAACAAAAAAATGCAAGGAAAAAACAGACCGACCAAGACATGATGATAATGGCAAGGGCCTTGAACGCCGCATTTGGTGGGGTGGAGGTAACGGAATGGAAATCTTAAAAGCCAAGTACACGCAAGCGGGGAAACGGAAGAATTTTAAATTCGCCGGAGTTGAAATCGAAGGATTAGAAGAACTAGTAGAAGCATTCAATAAGCTTGGAGAAGATGCGGTTTTTAAACTTGGGCCGGCATCAATAGAAGGTGCAAATATAATAGCCGAAAAAGCCAAGACGAAAGTAAACAATATCCCCGATAACAAGGACTTGAGGAATAACATCAAAGTCAGAAAGCCAGGCAGGAAACCAAAAAAGAAATATCAAGTGTTCGCAAATGTATATCTTAAAGGCGGAAGGAATGGCGGGCAATACGGAGTACCTCTTGAGCTTGGACACAAGCTGGTTTATATGGGATATAAGACAAATACACATGTAGCAGAGAGGCCGTTTTTAAGGCCGGCAGCAGACGAAAGCAAGGACGAGGTGCGAGACATCATCGCCAAAGCTATGAACGAGATTATCGATGAGATGGGGGGCATGAGATGAGTAATGTAATAAGATCATTAGTGGTCAAGGTTGGGGCGGATTTATCTGATTTCAGCAAGGCTACAAAGAACATTTCAAAAGACCTTGGAACCATGTCAAGGAATCTCGGCAAGGTAGGGGCGGGACTAACCAAGTCAATCACTTTACCAGCTATAGCGGCAGGCGCTGGGCTTGTTACTCTCGCAATTAAGGCGGGGCAAGCCGC